AGGTCGTATCCGCCCCGACCTTGAAATCAAACCCCGCCACATTCCAATTGGCGTCCGCGTGGGAGTCATACCACGTCTGGCCAGACATGATGGCGTAGGCGGCGATGTTGGAGGTCCCAATCTTCACACCGTTTTGGGGGGCCTCCGCACATCCGTCCGCAAACGCCGTACCGGGGAAGAGGCAACCAGTAGGGGCCGCGCTCCCTCCGTAAATGCCCGAAAGGGTAGGGTAGGCGTGGGCGCAACTGGCTAAAGAGAGGGAGGCCGCAAGTGCGGTGCCCCCAAGCAGCAAATTCTTCAACATCCGCCAACTCCAAGCGTGGCCAAGGTGCAAACGGGGACGGAGGCAACCGCCGTGGTTTTGAAAGAGACGACATAGGCCCCGGCGTTCCGTGCGGAGGTCCAAGTCGGGACGTAGTTCACAGATGCGGTAGAGGCTGATTCAAACCAACTCCACGAAACGACGGGGGTTGTCGCGCCAGCGGCGGTCAGGTTGGTGGAGAATGGGGTGCAGGGCGTTGAGCAGTAGGCGGAAATGACCCCGTTCGTGCCAAGGCCGCCGATTAGGAGTTCATCCGCCTCGGCGAGGGTCCCCGATGCGAGGGTCAAGGTGGTGACGGAGGAACCCGTAACGCATGTGGGATGAACGTCTAGCGGAGACGCAGGCCACGTTGGGCCCGTCGCCACCGCAGCCGACATGGCGGTGCGCCCGGTGGTGGTCCAATTCGCGGTGATCGTCCCTCCATTCGGTAGGTCGCGCGCGGCCACTGAGTAGTAAATGCGTTCGGAGGTGGTGGTTGGAGCGACGCAAGAGGTCGCGAGGGAGTAGGTGTTCGAGCCCCCGGTAGCGTTGTCAGTCACCGTTACCGTATCGCCCCCGAGATTCGCGGCGACCATCAAGTGGACGATGATGAGGGAGCCGGCCGGGGAATCCGCCGAGGTCGTAACGGCTTGCGTTGCTACGGAGGTGGCGGCCGACGTGCCCGTGCCTAGATTGGTGACAGACACGGCCCCCCACGTCGCCGAAGCGAGGAGGTTGAGCGCCAGTGCGAGGGGAAGAAACCTACGCATCACGTCCTACTTGTAGTCCAGGTTGACGAGCCCGCCGGTAGTGGCGTTAGTGTTGTCCGTGGAGCTCGCGCCGCCCGTCACACAAAACGCGATCCCGTTGTTGAATTGAATCCCCGTCATGGCGATGTGGTAAGCAGCCCCGCCCACCAGCCCCGAACTCGCTGCCGGAGGGATCGCCCAAGAACGTGAGAAGTTCGTGGAGGAAGAGCATGTTGGGGCTGTGGAGGAATCATACATGCGGAGGTACATCACGGTGGTAGAGGTACTGGTGACGTTGATGGCGTACAGCACGCCCGCAGAAGCCTTAACGCTAGTGGAGTTTGTCGAAGCCGTGGTTTGAAGGCCATAGGAGGTTGCTCCACCCACGGTTGCCGCGAGGTTCACCACCCCATTCGTTGTGCCTTGAGTAGTTTGGTCGATCCCCACCTTACCGATGATGGAGGAGCCGGCCGGGATAGGTTGCCCAATGGCCCCCGCAATCGCGTCTAGGTCGGCTTTAACCTGTTGCTGCGTGGCCTCAAGGTTGAAGGCGTTGGAGACTGTCACAGTCCCCAGCGAACCCCCGTTGATGCACAGGTCCCCGTTTTGGAGGATGATGAGGGTTCCGTTGCCGTAGCCGGTGTTGAGAGTTTGCGCGCTACACGCGGAGGCCACACTCACCGTTTGCGCAGAGGCCGGGAGCGCAAAAGCTCCCCCGAGCAGCGCCAGGGCGAATGCGAAGAGAAGCTTTTTCATTTCGGTTCCTCTGAAGGGGTTGGGGGAGGAGCGCGAACCCCTCCCCCTCCCACGCCCCTACTTAGTCGCTTTGGCGGTCCCGCCGTTGGCGAGGCCGGCTTGGGGAGCCGCGTTCGGGTCCCCCCCGAGGTTCACCACCTCCACGCCCTTGGGCTCCACGGCAACCACCTGCACCTCGAAGGTGTTGGGAAGTTGCTCCACAGGCCGAAGGGTGGCGTCCGGGTGGGCGTCGTAGTAGGCCTTGAGGGCCTTCTCCGCGTCCGCATCCTGGGGCTCACAGTGGGGGCCGGGTTGCCACTCGTTGTCGATGGTGAAGATGGTACCCTCCACCAGCCGATGGCCCCCGATGAACGCGGGGGTGTTGAGTTTGTAGGTTGCCATCCCTTACGCCCCCACGGAATAGTTCGGGCCGTACACGTCGAAGACGTTCCGGTCGAACATGCCCGTCATGTAGGCGACCACCGTGCCCGTCGTGGCGTTGGAGCCCGCGACGATGTAGTTCAGGCGGTGGTAGCGGTTCGGGGTCCGCGCCGTGTTGTTGAGTTGGTCCAGCGGGACCTTGTAGCGGAAGATTTTCGCGCCCGTGATCAGGTTCGCGGTGAGGATCACCGGAGAGAGCAGTTGGTCCACCCAGGACGAGTTGTCCGGAGAGGTTTGGTACGCGATTTGGAGGGAGGTGAGGGTCGCGAAGTTCTGGAGGATTTGGACGTGGGCCTCCAGTTGGTCGCCGGCCCCGACGTTGCGGAGGGCCAGCATGTCGATGACGTTGGTGGATGCGCGGGACGCGGTGATGGCCGCACCGGTAGGCGCTCCCGTTGCCGCGAAAGTCCCGTCGAAGACGAGGGAAAGATCAATCATTGGAGAGGTTCCTTAAGGGTTGGAGGGATGGATCAGACCACACGGGCTTCGGTTGAGAGCAGAGCGTCCGAGCACCGGCACGGAATGTCCCGCATCGTCGTCACCACATGGCCGTCCCACTCCCGCATTTGGAGGAGGACGTTGGTCTTGTTCATCGCCTGGAGGTCGAGGTATTGGAGGATGGTCCTGTTCATGTAGAAGGCGGTGCGGCCGGAGACCAGCTTTTCCGGGGCCGCGTCGGAGGTGCGGACCGGGCCGGCAGAGGCCGGTTGGATCGGCAGACGGTGGATGGCCTTCACCATCAGGTTGATGAGGTTCGCCGCGCTCCCGCCGTTGAGCAGACTCACGTCGATGTTGCAGATGCGGACGCAGAACCGCCAGTCGTGGATAGCGAGACCGATCTTCCAGCTCATCCACGTGCGGTAGGCGAGGTACTCGTTGGAGTTCGCGTCCACGATGGGCAGGAGGCCCATATCCCGGTGCTCCAACCCCGCCATCGTTCCGCGGGGGAAGATGGTGTGGATGGTGCGCGGGCCCCAGGTGACCAGCCAAATGGAGGTGTTCGTGGAGCCCGTGCCCCCCGCGTCGATCACGTTGTTGGCGATCGGGGAGGTGGAGGTGGAGACGGTGTTGTAGATGTTGGCGAACCCGGTGAACTGGGTCGGGTCCGTGGAGCGGTTGGCGTACCATAGGTCCGAGGCTACGGTTTGGCCCATCGCCTGTGCGTGGATGGAGTCCTCGCTCGCGCGCAGTTCGTTGAGGTTGCCGCCAAGTTCCGCGAGGTCCTTATCGATGGTGGACCAGTCGGCGTATTGGGAGCAGGTGGCCACGAGTTTGTTCACGCCCGCGAGGGTGCGTTGGACGCCCGAGTTGTACACGCGCCGGGAGGGCGTGGGGAGCTTGACGACCTGGGTGTATTCGAACGCGTTGCCGGACTGACACTCCACCACCAGCATGTCATCGAGCATCCCGTTGTCTTGGGACATCATGTTGACGAGGGTGGAGACTTTGCCGTCCTTGTCGTGGCGGATGGCCCATTCAGCGTAGGTCATCGCGCCGGGAGTGAGAGTTGCCATTGGAGTTCCTTATTGGGTTGGGTTGTCGGGATACAGCGTTTCGGCCGTAGTCCGGGGTCGGGAGGCGGGGCCGGGAGCGGGAATGCTCGTCCCCTCTTGGAGGGCCCGGGCCATGTTGTGGACGAAGCGCACGATGGCCGGGTTCATCCCCGCGCCCGTCAGGTCGAATGCATGACGGGCTTCGAGGGAACCGTAGTCATCAAGCGCGCGGCCAATGGCCGAGGTCACTTTGGCTTTGTTCTCGCCCGAGAACTCCGGGTCGGCGTCGAGTTCGGCCTTCCAGGTGTTCACGGTCTCGGCCCACGCGTCCTGTTGCGCTTTGGCAAAGGCTTCGGCGGACCGGTTCAACTCCGCAACGTGGAGGTCGAGGAGGGATTGACCGACCTCGGGAGAAACGTTGGCCTTTGCCAAGGTCTCCTTGAGGGATGTCATCTGCCCTTCATCGACGGTCACGCCGTCGGGGAGGTTGAATTGGTATGATTCGGCGGTGAGGGGGGCGGGGGGCTCCTCGGGCTTTGGGGTCTCCTCGCTCCCGGGCTTCACTTCCCCCTCAGGCTTCTCCTCCGCGGAGAAAGGAGAGCCCTCGCCGGGGAGCTTCGGAGCTTCGGGCGAGGGCTCAGGGGCCACAGCCGCCTGGACCGGTTCAGCTGCGGGATTGGGGGCGGGGGCTTCCGGTGCGGGTGCCGTGGCCTCCGGAACCGGGGTTGGAGCTTCACTCATCTTGGGCCTCTTCCTTAGCAATCTTCGCGGAAGCATTCTCCCGCATCATCTGGACGTACTCGTTGGGGAACCACGTTTGGAGTTGGGCCATCAGGCGTTGGCCCACGTTGCGGGAGCCCTCACGGAAGGCAACTTCGTCAAACGGGCGGCCCGGGACGTAGGACATGGAGTTGCACCCGCAGAAGTCGAGTTCGTCCCACAGGAACTGACGGCCATCGGAGGTGGACATCAGGAAGCCGAGGATGCGTTTGCGGGCGCGCTCGCGCTCGTCAGCCTTCGTGCGGCGGCGCTGTTCCCGGCGCTCGGAGAGGTCGAATGCGTCGGTCATGGGTACTGCGCCCAGGGGAGTTGGAAGTGGCCGAGGTCTTTGAACTTCTTCCAGTCCCCGCCCCACTCGATGGGGATGTCGAGGGAGACGGCGGCGGCCTTCATCATCTCGGCGATGGGTTCGTACTCGGGGGCCGACCAAGTGATGTGGCCGTTCTCATCCACCGCAGCCACGTCCACTGCACAAGCAAGGCCCTTGGAGTTAGGGAGGTGGCGGGAGTGGAGTGTGGTGCTCGCGCCCTTGGCCACGTTGGCCTGCTCCTCCGCGAGGGTGCGCAGGCCATCGATCACGATGAACTTGCAATGCTGGGCGCAGAGTTCCACCACCTTCACAAGGTCAGGGTGGACGCCGATTAGGTTCTTCTCGGAGCGGGAGTCCATCATGAGTTGGCCGCCTGTAGGGCTTGGAGGGCATTAGTGCCGCCCCCCGTGTCGGTTTCGGAGAGGGTTTTGCCCACGGCTGCGAGGCCCGCGGTCGCTTGGGCTGCGGCCGCGGCGGCTTGTTGCTGGGCACGTTTGGCGCGGATTTCCGCCACCTCCTCCGCGGGCCGGATCAGGCGTGGATTGACCTTGGTGAGGTTGGCGTAGATATCCACCGTCTCATCAAGGTTGATGTTGTCCATGATGGAGGGGTCCACGCCCACCATATTGCCCGCGAGGGCCAGGAGGCGCTCGATGGCCCCCGTGGCGGTGGCGGTGGAGGCCGCCGCGAGCATGGAAATATATTGGACGTCGATTTCCTTCCCGGCGATTTCGGGAGGGGGCGGGGGGAACAGGCCGCGCCGGGCCATGATCGCGAACACCCGGTCGATGATGGGGTCGAGGACTTCGTTGAGGAAGCGCTCGATCACTGGGCCGAGTTGGATGAGCTTTTCCTCCCGCCGGGCGTCGATTTCGGTCGCGGTGCGGACGGTTTGGAGGGAGGAAATCATCATGAACAGGTCGTTGAAGAAGATGGTCTTGATGCGGGCTTGGACCTCTTGGATGTCGGCCATCAATTCTTGGATGCGCGGGTCCACTTGGTAAGCGGGCTTGAAGCCAGAGCCTTGGAGGTCCGCGACGTAGTTCACCGCGCCGGGGAGGACTGAGGAAGGCTCGTTCTTCATGGAGACGGAGGCCACCATCGGGGGGCGCACGAGTTTGTCGATGGCTTCGGCCTTGCGGCGCTGTTCGATTTGGAGTTGGCGTAGGTCGCCGAGAGCGTCCATCCCCGGGCCCGCGGTGCCGTAGGCGTCATTGGAGGTGAGGGCCCAGCGCCCCGCCATGAAGGGCTTCTCGCGAAAGCCGCTGAGGGCGAGGAGGTGGTCCCCCGGCCCGCTACGCTCCCAATACACCTCGCGGTATTTAAAGGAGGGGGGGACGACGTAGGGGAGTTCCTTCTGCCCGGCCTCCCACATGCGGGTGTTGGGCTCGATGACGTGGCGGATGACGATTTCGTTGGTCCGCATCGCGCCGCCCTGTTGGTAGGCGAGGCGGGTGGATTCGCTCACATTGTCGAGGCCGAATTGTCGCACGGCCGCGTCAACGGTGAGGGGGAACTCTCGGGCGTAGATGTCCACGGAGTTCGTGGGGCCGACGCCCAGGAAGTATTCGCCCTGGCAGGGGTTGTAGCAGCGGATGACCTGTTCGGAGTCCTCGAAGATCACCATAACTCCGGTGCAGAACGCGGTAAGGTCCACATAGAGTTGGGCGATGGCTTGATAGAAGTTGGACTCATCGAACACGCGGAACATGCGCCGCTCGCATTCGGCGAGCCAGGACTTTGCGGGGCCGAAGGTGTCGTCGTCCATTCCATGGAGGCCGAGACGGAACCACGGACGGTTGGGGTCCGTGAGGCCGCCCATCATCCCTGCGGAGCAGGTGCGAGCGGCGATGACACCGGTGGAGTCAATGATGGCCTGGTTGGCCTGGGAGCCCCGGTTGAATTGGTTGGGGGTGACGAACCACTTGTACCGGCGGGGGAACAGCATCTCCGCGATTTGGGACCAGTGGACCCACCAAGAACGGCGGTTGATTTCCAACCCGGCGACCAGGGAATCGCTTTGGTCCCGCACGATCTTGCGGAGGTCCGGAGGGATGCGGGACGGGTCGATCATTAGTAGAGAATTTCCATGCGGCGCGGAGCATGTCCTGTGAAAGTATATTTCAATTGAGATTTTTTCTGCACATTCAAGATGGGTTTGTACGCACTCCACGCTCTCTCACATTTCTTACAATAGGCGGCGTGGGTAGCCATTCCTTCCACTGTTGTACGCCTAAAATGCTTACGATGAGTCATCGTACAAATAAGAAACTGAATCATTGGCCTAACAGGGTCTTCCGCTGCGCCCGGTTGGAGGTCGCGGTGGAGGGAATGGAGGCGGTGAGGAAGGTGCCTCCGAGGGTGGGAGCGCCTTGTGGTTTGGGCGTAATCATCGCCGGAGTGGGCGGCGGGGGCACGGATTGGGGGGTAGGGATTTTGGGAGAGCCCATTAGTGGTACGTGGCCTCCTGAGGAATGGTGGCTTGGAACGCGGCGACGGAGAGGGGATCGTAATCCATCTTCGCAGTGGGAGCGGAGCGTCGGAGGCGGGGGGAAACGGGGAAGGCGAAGGTGAGAGCTAGGAAGTCCGCGATATCTGGCGAGGGGCGGCCCAGCATCCGCATGTCCTCTTTCGACGCGAGTTGGATTTGCTGCTTTCGGTCGAAACGGTACTCGATGGAGACCAGTTGGTCCTGAAGCTCCTCCATGTCCTCAACCGCCCCGCCTTCGCGAAGCCAATCGCGAAGAAGGACGTACATCTCTGCCCGCTTGTTGGCCACAAGGGCACCGCCGGGGCGGGAGGACGGGGAGGAGCCGAAGTTCACCCCGATGCAGGAGTGACCGAGGTGGCGCACGAAGTCCACCACGCCCGCGCCCACGCCGCCTTCGTCAATGAAGACGGCATCGGGGGAATGGGCGTTGATTAGGGCGGCAATCTTCGAACCGAGTTCAACGGTGGAAAGCCCCCTCCACCGATTGCACGGGAGCGATCGAGCATCCTTTCCACGGCGGAATCCCGCGACTGATTCGTTATTCCCGAATCGGGCAACGTCAACTGCGAGGACCAATGGCTCCCACGGTTGGGAAACGGGCTCTCGGGTGCGGGCATAGCGGATCGTCTCCACGGGGATTAGCTGGAGCATTGAGGAGTCCGGGAACTCCCCAAGGAAGCGGACCTTAACGTAGTCGTCGTCTTCGCCCCACAAGGCTATGGCCTTGTTGATAGTTTCGTGGTTGGTAAGTTTCACCGCGCGGGAGTCCACGGTGTATTGCATCCAGAGGGCGGAGAACTTGTAGAAGCACTCGTAGAAGCGGCCGAAGTTCTTCGTAGGGTTGGAGGCGGCGATCCAGATTACCTGGGTATCCGCCTCACGGGTCGCGCCGTCGCCCCGTTCCCAAATGGCGTCATCGATACCGGAGGCCTCTTCGAAGATCATCAGCACCCGGCCGCCCTGGTTGTGGAGGCCGGACCACGCATCGGGGTTCTCGGCGGACCACGGGACGGCATCGAAGTGCCATTCGCGTTCGAGTTCGGGATCGGCCGCATAGAGCCGCGTGGCCGTCATCTTGAAGAACTTCTTCGCGAGGAAGAGGCGATACCACTTCGCTAACTCACTCCAAAGGACGTTGGTCAGCTGCTTCTCGGTGTTCGCGGTGGCACGGCCCTTGGTGTTGACTTTGGTGGAGAAGGCCCACCAGATGATGATGGAGATAAGGCCGGTTTTGCCGACGTTGTTGCCGGACTTGATGGCGGCTTGGATGGCCTCCCCGATCCACCGCTCGCTTTGCCAGTTGGAGGGGTCGGTGAGTTTGGCTTGGAGGTCCCGGAGGACCTTGGCTTGCCACTCTTCCAGCCACCGGCCCGCGAGTTCGGTGCCAGGCTCGCCCCACGGGAACATGGTAACGGCGAAGTCGTAGGGGCGGTTTTCGAGGCTTGCGAGAAGCTCGATCAGTTCGTCATCCGAGGATTTCGACGCCCCCCGCATGGGCTAGGTTCCACCGTGTTGTTTGAGGCGGTCGCGGGCCGCTTGGAGGCGGGAGCCAAAGTCCGCATGGATGTTCAGGTTCATCTGCTTGGCCACGGGAGCGTAGCCCGCGCGGTCGGAGATGGTTTTGAGAAACTCGTTGAGCATTTGGGGCGTGATCTTCTCCGGCTCCTCGTCGAGGCGGCGTTGGATTTCCTGGAGGATGTCGTCGGAGAGAATCTTCGCTTTGGAGATGAAGTCCGCGAGTTCGTCCCGCTGTTGTTCGGCGTAGAAGGCTTCGAGCTCTTGGAAGGCGGGAGAGTTGCGGAGGGTGGAGATGCGGTGCGCGGTGTAGTTCGTGGCGCGGGCGACGTCGTTCACGGACATGCCCGTGGCGAGGAGTTGGGCCGCAAAGTGGTGTGATTGGCGAACCTGCTTGAGGTCCACGGGCTTCACCCCCACAACCTCTCCGGACTCCACATGCGCGACCATCGCGTTGATGTCCTCGTCGGTGAGGGGACCTGTTTCGAGGAACACGTCTTGGGGCCGGCGCTTTGGCCTACGCCCGCCCAGCCCCGCCGGGAAGTGACGGGTGGAGACCTCTTCGGCCATTTCGGGAGTGAAGACGGGAGGAGTTTGGGTCATGGGAGGTAAGACATACTACCGCGGGGTTTGGGGCCGGGCTATGGGGGCAGGCTGCGCCGTATACAAGATGTGGGTCAAGCAAAATCGGCGTGTAGGGCGGGATTTGGAGCTTGACAAGGGGGAGGGGTGGGACTACGCGCGCGTGCGCCTGTGCGCGCGGTTTATAGCGCATGCGTGCCCCCCGTGCCTCTCTCATACATACTACCGTTGAGGGAGTGCTAGTGTAGGAGGGTCATTTGCGCGCGAGGGGCGGGGGGTAGTCGGCGGGTGGGGGGTGGGGGTGTGTGGAGAGGAATGCTTTTGTCGCGTCTCTTGCACCAGAAAGAAAGAGTTTGACCGTTCCTCCAAACTGTGAGCAAGATGCGGTCAGCATCAACGGAGGCACACATGCCCGTCATCCACGACTACGACACGCTTGAAGTTCTCCCCGGCGGAAAGCACGTCATTGCGCGCCGCCCGCTTCGCCAACGCGAAGGCTGCGTCCCGGCTGAAATCGTGCTCTGCTATCTCCCTCACAACCGCGTGACGCCTTGGGCTACATGGCAGCGCAACACGCAAGAGTTTGAGGGGACCTATTGGGGCCATTACTTCGGCGCGGATGAGGAGGAAAAGGCGCGCGCTGATTTCGCTATACGCGGAAGCTAGTCGCGCCCGGGCATCCACCCCAACGCCCCCAAACCCCTGGCCTCACCCACCAGGGGTTTTTCTTTGCGTGGAGTTCCACGCGGAGGGCGCGCGTTATCCCCGATCCGCGAATCCCGTTAAGAGGGTTGGGTAGGGGGGTATAGGCCTGTCAAAAGTGATTTGTGTTTCGGATATATATGTGCATGTGGAACAGAACTAGAACGAACAGGCCAGAGGGCTAGACACGGCCGCGTTAACGCAATACGTTCATGCGGGATATCAGCCACTTAGGAGCCCGCGCGCCATGCCCGCCCCCCACACAATCACTCCACAAATGGAAGGTGTGCGCCGCATTGCGGATGAGGTGCGAAGTAGCCGCCAAGAGGTGCATGTGTGGTTTCGCGTTACGCCGCAGAGGGATTTGCGCGCGTGTGCGGCTGCGGTGCGTGGGATGCAAGCCGCGTTTAGTTCCGTGCGGGCCAAGGCGCGGAGGAGATCAGCGCAACTGGCTGGGGAGAACTTCTCCATCCGCGACGCTCCCGTTCGTGGGCCTTACGATGACATCGCGTGTGTGAAGCACATTCTTCCCCAGGAGGAAGGCTTCAAACTCGTCTTCATGCCTGGGTTTATGTACGCGATTGATGCGGAGATTACCAATGCGAAGGGAGAGCCATTGCAACAGGTTGATCCAACACTTGGACGCTTCCATGCGTTGTTTATGAAAGTTCTCCTGTTGGCAGAGCACGCTCATAAACATCAAGAAACGTGGCATTGGCCCCTCAATCCTGAGGAAACCTCATTCATCCGGGAATATGACCAAGCTCAATTCGAGGCCCACATTCTCCCCCAATATCTCCCGTGGATGCAGGAGGACAAACCCACACACTCCGGGAGCCGGGAAACCCAATTCGGGGAAGTTGTAGATTTGGCGGATTTAGGGGAGGAGGAATTAGAGTTTGACAACGGGGAGGAAGCGGGGGCATAGTTTCGTGGCGTTGAAATCCAACGGGAAGGAACCCGACAATGACCACATTTTATGTCTTAGGGGTAGAAGGGAAACCTTGGGTCCTTCAACTCGAAGGCTTTCCCTCTCTAAACGAGGCCCGACGCGCCGTGAATTGGCAATGCGTAGGTCAAGGTCGCCGCAGCGAATGGGCAATCTGCACACGTACAGGGCCCGATACTTTTCAAGATGAAACAGGGAAGGCTCTAACCGTCCATCGTGGAATTTACACCGAGGAAGCGTGGGAACGCTTCCTCCGCGCTTGTGGGATGGGGGAATAGGGATGCGCGCGTACTCCAACATCGAACCGTCCGCTTTCCGTAAAGGCGAATACGTCGGATACCGAGAAGGTCAAGTCTGGCGCATCCGGCGCAACATGCGCGGCAAGCTTTGGGGCGCAAACGTCGCGGAGGGTGGAACCCATTTCATCTTCGCAGCGACCCTCGACGAAATGAGCCAAAAGCTCCGGGAGGGTCCAACCACAACGCACTACTAACCTACAACGCGCCAAACCGCCCCAACCGCCTCCGGCGCGAATGCGTGCGGAGGCTTTGGGGTGCCTAAAGGGTTCGTCCCTTCACCTACGGCTAGGAGGTCCCATGACCCGCGCGGGCAACCGCTAAAGGGGTTAACACTTTCTCAACCACACGCGCCGACAACGCGCCCTAGCCGGGAGGTGGAAACACTGGCCCGGCTTTGGGGTGCAAGCTTAGGAGCAACCAATGAGCATTCAAGAAATCTACGACCAACTTCACGCTGACAACGAAGCAACGGACAGTTTCCTTTGTGCAGCGTTGGCAAGAGGCGACACGAACGCGGTTTCCATCTGGCAAGAAACTCTCCAAGCCGGGAAAGCGGCGCAAAATGCCGTGGAGGCATACTTGAAGGTGTTGAGCAAATGAACCAAGCCCTCCGCATCTTTTGGGAAATCCAACGCGGGCACTGGGACCTCGTCCTCCGCGCCTACGAGCCCCAACATCGCATTCGTCGTGACCGGGCGCAGCTACAACTCGCCTTCTACATCCTCGCGCTTGAGGGCGCAGCAGAAGCTTAGACCTTCAACCTTCCGGGAGGTACGCTTCCCGGAACATTGAATGCCTAGGGAGACTACACAATGCCTGACTATGTTCCCCTCCCCCTCCGCGTGCTCACGCGCAACATGCAGACGGGGGAAATCACCGAGCGCGTGATCGACCACAACAACCACCATGACCGCGTTTGGCTCGGGAAGCATTGCTTTTGGGCCTTTCGGAACGGGCGTGGGGTTCAGACGGAGCCGTGCAATGGCTGAACGCCTCTTCCTCCAAATCGTCACCCTCCTATCCCTCACCGTGGCCGTTCTGGCGTTGGGCTTCGCCCTCACGCGGGGCGGGTACGTCCACCTTACACCCCTCCGCGCCACCCTACTTGCCCCCGGCGCGGCCAGCTTGGAGAGAACCTGATGAAATGGTTGAGAAAAATCCTCGCCAGCTACTGGCGCGCGGTCACGCGGGACTTGAGCCGGGAGACCGAGGAACAGTGGCTCGACCGCCAGTGGTAGGGCCTTTCATCGAAAAGCGATAAACCAAATTGCCCCTCACGCGAAATTAGCTGGCCCCAACGCACTAACCCCCGGCTAATTTCGCCACAGGGGCTCTTTTCGGAGCACCCCATGCACGAACCCTACAACCTCACCCCCGCCGACATCATGGACCTCCGGGGCTCCTGCCCGATCCGAGGGTCCAGCGACGGTACCCACGACCGCCTAGGCGTCCCCTTCATCGTGGCGATCCCCAGCGACGGCACGTTCGCCCTACACGCCTACGGGTCGCCCCAAGCGATCCACGCGGACCCCCGCGTTCTCGGCGCGTGCCTCCTGGCCGAACGCCTGGAGCCGGGCTACATCGCCCGCATCCTTTCCACCGAAGACCCCGCGACCCTGGCCGCCCTCTCCCCCGCCGAGCGCCAGCGCCAACGCGCCCAGCGGGCCGAGGAGACCGCACGCGCAGCCGCCTACCGCCGGGAGCAGGACGAGGCCGCCTCCCGCCGCATGAGCCTCATAGACGCCTCGCGCGTCTCCCTGGACGACATCTAACCCTCCCACGTGACGCGAGGGCCGAAGGCCCGTAGACGTCGGAGACACCTCAGGCCCTTCGGGGCCTTTCTTTTTGTGTTGACACTATAGTCCCCCGGGAGCTTAATGCCCCCTGTAGCGTTTCAACCCCGCGCACCCACGCGCACCTATGGAGCAATCACCCCATGCCTCACTTCCACGACCAACACCCCCGCCTCGCCCGCAAGTTCGCGGACCACGAAGTCTCCGTCCCCGCCGTCTTCGCCCCCGGCCACACCCTCTCCGACGCCGAGTCCAAGTGGATGAACTCCCAACTCGCCACCGTCACCGGGAACGCCTTCGCCGGCTCCATCCGCCGGGCGCTGGAAGCCGAGAACACGAAGCGCGCCGCCGCCCACAAGGCCAAGAAGTACGAAGGCCCGATGGACGAGACGGGCAAGAAGCCCGCCCCCGCCACCTTCGCGGACCTCGGCTGGAACGCGCAAGAGAAGTTCAACGAGGTCTTCTCCAACTACACCCTCGGCGAATCCAACCGCGGCACGGGCGCTGGGACCTCCAAGGACCCCATCGACCAACTCATCCGCACCTTCTCCGTCATGGACATCAAGGCCCGGCTGGCGAAGAAGAACCTCACCCCCGGCCCGTTCTACAAGGCCCCCTCGTCCCAACCGGACGTCTACAAGTCCAAGTGGGAGGAACTGGTCGGTGAGAACATCAAGGCCAAGCATGATGAGTTCAAGGCCCAGGCCGAGGCCCAACTGGTCCAACTGGCTGGCACCGACACCGAGCAGGATGACCTGATCGACAGCTTGGAGGCCCCGCAAGCCGAGGCCGCCTAAGAGGTCCGTGCGGAGGGCTCTCCCTCCCCCATCACCGCCACCCTCCGCACAACGGGACGCCCCAGGGAAAACCTTGGGGCGTTTCCTTTTAGTAGGAGGCCGAACAGAGGAGGTTCCAATGAAAGAGTTCATCCGCGAACACTTTGGCGCACAAATCGTCCGCTGGGACGACTTCGACGGGGAGGAGTGGACCTACGAAGTGGTCTACGCCGGCCAACTCATCCGCGCCTCTTCCCCCGCGCTGATCCTCCGCGCGCTCATCGACCTCCAAGAACCCTTCGGCCGCGTGCTCTACCTCGCGGCCTCGGACGGAATGAGGCTGGCAGCATGACCCTAATCTACCTCCTACTCCTCTCCCTCCTCTGCTGGATCAGCGGCGTGCTCACCGGCTACCACATGTACAAGCTCCACGGGGAGGAGGAATGAAGGGCACCCTCCACCCCCACTCCCCCGAAATGCTGTGGTACTCCGCGTACGCCAACCCCCCAGGGATTCGGGTGAGGGTAAGGGACCGTGGGGAGGGGCTTGAATGGCTCTACCGCGCGCGGAGGGAACTCCAAGACCCCGACCTCGCGCACCTCGAAATCCGCACCGATCCGAGGGACCTCAACGTGCTATGGATCGTGAACCCCGGTGTGCCCGAATGATTCGCCTCCGTCTTCCCTATAACGAATGGATTCGTGCTGTGGAGGATGGGACTATCACAGCAAAGCGTGAGCAAATGGAGCGGATGGAACAGGACCTTGATAAGTTCCCGCGCCCTCACATTGAGAAGGCCGCTCTTAACCTTCTAACCTTCGGCTCCAACATATGTTGGGCGGACTCTGAGGGCAACATCCACAACGAGCCGATAGGGACATAAGATGCCTGCCTCCCTCCCCTTCGACTGGGAACGAGTGAATTGGAGGATTCGGAGCGACGACCTCGCCCTTCTCGAAGTCCTCTTCCCCGGCAAGGTGAATGAGGTCGCGCGGGATGTGTTGCACCAGTACTGTGAACACCTTCAACAACAAGCTATTCCGGGAAGTTCAAAGTCGCGAACTCTCCCCAAAACCGCTTAGCACAAATATCACGCATTCTGGCCGCCATTTCTGCGGTTGGAAAAACTCCAATAATAGTTGTATCCCGTTTGTGGACTAAATAAGCTTGCCAGCCCGCACCCCGCTTCCTTACTCCAATAAAGCCGGAAGCCCCACTCGAAATTCTTCCGTGGTTCGCGCTATTTTGCTGTTGAGAACAAATCCTTAGATTCTGTTTTCTACAGTCTGTACCGTCACGATTTACGTGGTCTACAAGTTGTCCTCTTTCAGCCTTCATTATAAGGCGGTGGAGGGCTTGCGCCTTTATTCCTTTTGATTTATCCGCGCGGCAATAAACATAAGGAGTCTTACCGTGGTGGTGCTTTGTTAAGTACCAATCAAAGCCCTTAACCACGGTGAAATCTTCCTCATCAATTTGTGCCATACCACCGTCGCTTAATTCTAGTATCATGTGGAATTTCCTTCTTTGTGACAGTTAGCGTTATACGACCCAGCCGAGGACCTGTCAACCGCACGCTAGGGCTGGTATGCCGCGCGCTGCCAGCCCCCTAGCCCTAGCGGCTTGACCCCTGCCCCCGACCTGTGCCATTCTGCACGGCATGGACACGCTGCTAGCAAATGACAGTCCCCGCCTCCTCACCACTGAGGAGGCAGCCTCCATCCTCGACGTGGCCCCCGAAACCCTAGTCACGTGGCGCGCCCGCAGGCGCGGCCCCCCCTACGTCAAGATGGAGGGCGGCAAAGTTCGCTACCTCCTCTCCGACATCCACGCCTACATCCAAGCCTCCACCATCAACCCCTCGGAGCGTGCCTAATGCCCCGAACCCTCCAACTCACCATCACCCTCGAACTCGACGTGAACTGCGACTTCGACGGGGAGTGGTACGTCGAGGAAGACGATGGCATCATCGCCATCCGCCTCGACGACTCCGACATCACCGAGGAAACCACCCTCTCAGCCTTCCTCTCCTCCCCCACAATCCTCTCCCGCATCGCAGAGGAGTACGCCAGCCAAGAACCTTAAAGTTTCGGCCCAACAGGTGCTCCCGTTTCCAACCCCAGGGAAGCCCAAGGAACCCGAAGGCGCATAGCAGCGCTGTGATCGCCGGATTAGTTGTCTGGCTCCTGTCAAGGGGTTAGACGCTATCGCAGTAGGAGGCCCGCCCTCCGAGCATACGTTGAAGATGAAGACGACGTTGGACAACTAACCGGTTCTACCCTCCACCTTCCGATCCCCTCCTCTCGTTCAGCGAGGGCTCGGGCACTCAAACCCCCCTGAGGGAGCCTCCGGAAACGGCCCCACCCTTCCGAAGCTCCACGCCCGAGCCCTCACCCAACTAGAGCCCTAAGGAGCCCTCCAATGCGCCCCATCGAAGTTGGAGACGTAGTCGAAGCCCTCCTCGGGTGCGAGGAATTCGCTCCCGGAGCCCGCTTCATTTGCAGCGGCATCTACTCCGGGCCGCCCACACGCTGCACGGTTTGCGCCGACACCGATCCCCGTTGCCGCGGCATCTTCCTCGCCAACTTGTCGGCCGAAGACCCGAGGTTCGGTCCCCACGACCCCTGGCGCCCCGTCGCATGGTCCGGCTGCGCATTCGTTCCCATCTTCCCGCGCCTCTGCGAAGAGGTTGAAGACATTGAGGAGCCCGTTGACGCATGATGCCCGCTCACTGGCAATGGCCGCAATACTTTATGATCGCGTTCGCCACCGTCATGTTCCTTATTGCATTTACCCAACACAACAAACCGCGCGCCGGCAACTATTCCGCCGGTGAAACCTTCATCATGTGGAGTTTCATCATGATGGTCCTTATCGCTGGGAACTTCTTTAGATGACCTCTCCCCTTCTCTTCACCGACCCGGACGCGTTAACGAAGCTCTTCGACGCGGATCCTCTCACCCTAGATGACGCGCAAATCATGCAACTCATCACCGAACTCCGCCGCCGCCGCTCAGTCTTCGCCTCCGAAGAAGCCGCCAAGACCCTCGCGGGCAAATCCAAGCGCGCGAAGACCGAGGCCCCCAAAGACGCCGAAGGCGCGGCCCTTGCCGACAAACCCACCTCCGAAGTTTCGTTGGATGATATATGATGACCGAGGAAGACGCCAAGACGAAATGGTGCCCGTTCGTGCGCGCCGTGGCGTGTTGCGATCAGACGTGGGCCAACCGTCCGCTCGATGGCCCCGAAGACACCGGCCTGTTCAGGGACGAGAAGACCCGCTGCATCGCCTCTGCCTGCATGGCGTGGAGGTGGGCGTCTAATTCCGAAGAGGGCCGTAAAATCTACGGAGGCTTTTGTGGGCTAGCGGGTGAATTGCCGTGACCACTCTCGCCCCCTCCCCCTACTCCACCCAACTCCCCTCCTTCCGCATCGCGTGGGACTCCGTCACCCTCGGCGCATACAAAAGATGCCCCCGCTACTTCCAATACACAATCCTCGAAAACTGGACCACGCGCACCCGCAGCGTTCACTTGGAGTTCGGGGGCCTCTACGCCGCCGCCCTTGAACGCTACGCCCACGCCAAAGCTTCCGGCGCGACGCACGACTCCGCGACGCTGGCGATGGTCCGTTGGGCATTGGAGAACTCCGGGGAGCGTGACGAGAACGGTGAGTGGCTCCCCTGGACCCCCGAAGGCGAAGCCGCCTCCCTCAAAAACCGCTACACCCTAATCCGCTCTCTCGTCTGGAACGTTGAAGACCGCCTGGGCACCCCCTTCCAAACCCTCATCCTCGCCAACGGCAAACCCGCGACGGAGCTAAGCTTTAGCTTCCCCCTCTTCGAAGTCGGCGGGGAAGAGGTGTCATATTGCGGCCACTTTGACGAAATCGTCACCTTCGACGGCCAGGAGTGGGTCAAGGACGACAAAACGAGCAAGAATTCCCTCGACGGCAACTACCGCCAATCCTTCACCCCCGACAACCAAATGTCCGGCTACACCGTCGCGGGGAAGATCGTTCTCAAGCGCCCCATTCGCGGTGTCCTCGTCCGCGCCTGCCAAGTGGGTGTGAACTTCAACCGCTTCGCCACCTTCCCAGTCCCACGCCCCCAAGCTGTCCTAGACGAGTGGACCCGCGACGCACAAGTGTGGATCACCCGCGCCCGTGAAGACGCGCAACGCGGCTTCTTCCCCCTCAACGACCGCGCCTGCTTCGGCTGCGAGTTCCGCAAGGTGTGCGGGGTGAGCCCCAACCACCGCGAGGCGTGGTTAAAGGAAGATTTCGTGCAACGAGCCCCTTGGAATCCCCTCTTGGTCCGTGGAGACGTATGATGACCTCCCGCCTCTTCGTCCGCGAAGTCGGGGCCTCCCGCTTCGAAACCCACAACGGCGATTTCCCCACCTCCGAACTCGCCGAAGCCGAGGGCCAAAACCTCTGCACCAACGGCAACGTGGAGGAATTCCAAGTCTGGACCCTCCACTCCCAATTCCGCCGCTCGACGGTGGTGGAGAAGGTGGAGCTCCCGTGACCCCCGACCTCCCCACTCTCAAATCCCTACTCGCCAGGGTCGAAGGGGCGACGGGGGCGGATAGGGAACTGGACGGCGACCTGTGGTGGACGCTCGATCACGGCCGAGCCGAGCGCGTCTTCAGCACCGGGGCGCTTGGACTGCCGCGCCGCTACCCGGCGACCTTGCCAATCCCGGGCGGTCTCGGTCGCGCTGGCGTACAGGCGATGGCTCCTGAGTTTACCGCCTCCCTCGACGCCGCGCTGGCGTTGTGTGAGCGGGTGCTGCCGGGATGTGGGATCGACATCGGACTTTACCCAGCTGAACCGCCGGGTCGGCCAACGCCGCTCGCTGAGGCTACCATGCGGGCGTGCGACAGCGGGCATCCGTTCGTGGCTGTGCGGCCCTGC